TAGAGAGTTTATTAAAGCCTTTAAACTAATGAATGATGGTGATAGTAGAGCTATGCAAGTTTGGACTAACACAAGAAATGCAGAGGTTTGGAAACATGCTCTTGATGGTGTTGAGATTACAAGCCCTCATGAGAGAGTTGAGCCATATGGTGCTGATGTTCCAAATGAAGTATTAGTCCTTACATGTGGAGTTGATACGCAAGATGACCGATTAGAGATAGAAGTTTTAGGGTATGGACGTGATGGTGAAACTTGGAGTATTGAGTATATGGTTATTGCAGGTGACCCTAATTATCCTGAAACTTGGAAACAGTTGGACGATTTATTAGATAAAGAGTTCACAAGAGTTGATGGTTCTACTATGAAAATATTTGGTACAGCTATTGATACAGGTGGACATAGAACCTCAGCAGTATATGGTTACTGTAAACCTAGATACCATAAGAAAGTATTTGCTATAAAAGGGTCTAGCACACCAAATGCACCTGTTGTAAATAAAAAGTATCTACCTAACAAACCAAACCTAGAAGATTTAGAACTTTTTATATTAGGTGTTAGTACCATTAAGGATGAGTTTTATGCCAACTTAGGTGTAAATACTGTTGGTACAAACTATTGTCACTTTCCTAATAAGAATATATATGACGATAGATATTTTAAAATGCTTACAGCTGAGAAGCGTGATGAAAAAGGTAAATATATAAAAGTTAGGTTGAGGAATGAGGCTCTTGATGTTAGGGTTTATGCTTTGAGTGTTGTTTCGATATTGGGAATACCCTTAAATACACTACCTAGACCTATTATACATATAGGTGAGGCTAAACATATAACTACGCATAAAGAAAAGGTATTGGTGGATGTAATTAATGAAACAAACAACTACCTTGACGAATTTTAATTAAAATGATATAATGATTGCTATTATCAGTATTGATTACCCCTACAAATTGATACTGATTACTTTACATAAAGGTAGCAAAATGGCAACATTAAAAAGTTATGGTGACCAATTAGCTGATGTTCAAGAAGCAATAGCTAGTGTATTAACTTCACAACGCTACGAAATAAACGGTCGTTCTGTTCAAAGAGCTGAGTTAGAATGGTTACATAAACGAGAAGATTATCTATCAGATAAAGTTAGTAGATATGGTGCTACAGCTATAGTTGGGGCTATACGTACAAGTGCTGTTCTGAAAGTGAGTTTTGAAAATGAGTTTTAGACGTGAAGTGGGCAAAACCATACGTTACTTTATGGGTAACACTTTAGCAAATTGGTATGAGCGTGGTTTTTACGAGGGTGCAAAAGTAACACAAGCAAATAAAGATTTTTATAATGCAACAAGCCCTTTTGAACAAACAGCTAGTGTTGATAGAGATACCCTAAGAGGTCGTGCTAGATGGCTTAGTGGTAATAATGCTATTATGGATAATATTGATGTAGCTATAATTAATAATACGGTTGGTACAGGTATAACACTCCAATCTATTACTGATAAAGAAAGTTTTAACCTCATGGTTGAAGAGAATTTTTTAGAGTGGGCTACTAATCCAAAACTATGTGATGCTACAAAAAGATTTACCTTTTATGATATACAGAGGTTAATTTTAAAAACTCGTATGGTTGATGGTGAAATATTTATTTATAAAAAGATTACTACTGATGGTTTACAGTTACAGTTAATTGAAGCAGATGCTATTGACACATCAAGAAATGATGGTGGTATAGCTTTGGATAGTACAGGTTGTGTTAGTAAATATCATTTTAGAGATGTAAATAATAAACCATTTTCAATAAAAGCAGAGTTTGTTATAAACTATTTTCAAGCCACTAGAGCTTCACAAGTGAGGGGCGTTAGTGAGTATAATAGTTCAATATTAGACATAAAAAACTTTTCAGCGTTTCAAACAGCTTCTATTCAAAGTGCGAGGGCTAGAGCAAATATAGCATACGCTATTAAACAAGGTGGCGGTGTTGATGGTATGTATGGTGATGTTAGTAAAAAAGTTCAAAGTATTAATGGTGTATCTGTATTGTATCTTGATAAGGGTGATGATATTAGTAAGTTAGACCCTGATAGTGTAGCTACTGATTATGTTCAGTTCAGCGAAAACACTATTAGACTTATAGCTACTGCTCGTAAAGTTTCATATGAGTTAGCCTTTAAAGATTACAGTAACGTCAACTTTGCTAGTAGTAGAGCTAGTTTATTACAAGACCATAAGCGTTTTGACCATGAACAGATACATTTAACTCATTATGTGTTGAATGATATTTTTTCAACATGGTTAGAAGTAGAGATTTTAGCAGGTAGAATTAAAGCTCCACAGTTTTTTAAGAATAGAAAGAAGTGGGTGAAACCTAAATGGATTATGCCTAAACGTGATTTGGTTGACCCATTAAAAGAAATTACAGCTATTGAAAAGAAAATTAAACTTAACCTTACATGTGAAACTGATGTTGCAAATAGTGAGGGTGAAGATTACGAACAGATTTTAATTAAGAAGCAAAAAGAGATTAAACTTAAAGCTAAATATGGAATACCTGATTATACGTTAATTGAAGTTAAAGATGATACTACAGATGATGGTAAGGTTGATTATGATGATAATTTAACAGGTGATGAAAGTAACTTAGATAAGGATGGTAATGAAAAATAAAATAAATAAAAGAGAAGCCTTAAAAGGTGTATCTCACACTAGACTTATGAGTGTAAAAGATACTCCTACAGTTAATGCAGAGGATACAAATACTTTAGACTTTGTATTTATTAGTAGTGACAATGCAGGTACTAGATATGATTGGTATGAGGATGAGTATTATACTGAACAGTTAGATATTGTTGGTGCAAATACAAAACGTTTAAATACGTTTTTTAAAGACCATTCTCGTTCAACTGATAGTGCTAGTGGTAAGATAACTAATGTTAGAACTGAAAATAATGAGCTTATTGGTAGTGTTACTTTTGGTAGTAACCCAGATAGTCAAGTATTGTTATCTAAGTATAGAGAGGGTATTTTAACAGATGTATCAATAGGTTATGAAATTAATGATTACACAGTTGAAAAAAGAGGTGCTTCCAATGAACAGGATATAGTAACTGTTACAAACTTTGATATTTTTGAGGTATCGGCTGTTGGATTAGGTTTTGATAGTGGTGCTAAGAAGAGGTCAAACAATCTTGAAGAGGATGATGATATGAATAAGGACTTGTTAGAGCGTTTGGCTGTACTAGAAGCACAATCAAAGCGTTCAGAAGAAGAGAAAAAAGAGCTAGCCACTCTAAGAGCTAAGAAAGTTAAAGTTGAAAATGATGAAGTTGTAAGACTTAAAGCTGAAAACAAAGAAATGAAGCGTGTTGCTGAAATAAAAACTATTGCTGATAGTTTTGGTGAAAGAGGTGCTAGAGTTCTTAAAGATAATGATAGTTTATCCGCAGATGCGTTTAGAGCTAAATTACTTGCAGATTTTGCAGGTGAAAAAGTTGAGAAGATACCATCTACTGATAATGTTGCACAAGAGCGTAGTAAAATGATTAATGCTATTGTTGATGGGTTAGCTCTCAGAGTGGGTGCTAAAATTGACAAACCTTGTGAGGGTTCAGAGGCTTATCGTTATGCTCCACTTACAACTATTGCAAATATGTTACTTCCTGAAAGTGATAAAAGCTTAAACCCTATGGAAGTAGCTGAACGTTCACTTGTTACAGGTGATTTTCCACTATTGTTACAATCTGTTGGTGCAAGAGTGCTTGTATCAGAGTTTGAAAAACAAGCAGGTACTTATGAAGTATGGATGAGAAAAGTTGATGTTCCTGATTTTAGAGTTATGCAAGACCTTACATCAAGTTTTGGTGGTGGTAGACTTTCTAAAACAGCAGAAAATGGTGATTTAAGAGAGCTTAAAGGTAATGAGGCTAAAGAGTCTTGGAAAATAGAAACGTTTGGTAACAAGTTTGTTTTAACCAGAGAGATGTTAATTAATGATGATTTAGGTGCGTTTACTGACCTAGTATCAACTTTTGGCGAAATGGCACAAACTACTGCAAATGGTATCGCTTATGATATTCTTCAAGGTAAAGGTGATTACGCTAGTTATAAAATGGCAGATGGTAGTGGTCTTTTTGTTGGTAGTAGAAGTAATAGTGCAACGTTAGCATTATCTAGTGATGCGTTATCAGCAGGTAGAACAGCTATGAGTAGACATAAGTCTATGGATGGTAAAACACCTCTTAGAATTACACCAAAATTCTTAATAGTTGCTCCTGAATTGGAAGTAAAAGCTAAAGAGATTTTAGGTGCTACATCTAAACTTGGTGCAGATAACGTAAATGTTCCAAATGCTAACCAAAACCTTTATACGTTAGTCGTTGACCCTGAAATAACAAGTCCTACAGCGTGGTACTTACTTGCTGAGAGAAGAACTTTCAAAATGGGCTTCTTAGCAGGTACAAATCGCAAACCAATTATCAAGAAAAATGATAGTTCAGTCCTTAGAGTTGTTTTTGAGGGTATCTTTGATATTGGTGTTATGGCAGAGGACTATAAAGGTCTATATAGAGGAAATGTGTAGGGGGTAAGACCTCTACCATAATTTGAATAAGGAATAATTATGAGAAAATTATATGATGGTAATGTTTTAACTATGACAGCTACTGCTATTGCGGTTACAGGTGATGTTATTGAGTTTGAAAACAATGTTGGTGTTGTTATAACAGCAGGTGTAATTGGTGATACAATATCAGTTGATACCGTTGGTGTTTATGAGTTTGATGCGACTGATGCTGATAGTTTTGATGTTGGTACAGTATGTTATTGGGATAGTGCTACAAAAAAAGCAACTACGGTATCTACAGATAATGCCTTACTTGGAACAGCATGGTCAGTAAAAGCAGGTGGTTCAGCAGATGATGTTGTTGAAGTGAAAATAGGATAATTTGATGTTAGAAGATTTTAATACACAACTTACAAAGGACTTAGATGATGTATTTCTCAAAGAATTTAGTAATAAAGCTGTTTTTAAATCTTCAACTTCCATAGTTGATGTTAATATACAATTTTTTGAAGAAAATTTAGAGAGGTTAGAAACCTCTTATCATCAAGTATGGGGTAAATATTCAGATTTTTCTTATGTTAGAAAAAATGATATTTTATTGGTAAATTCTATAGAGTATGGTGTTGTAGATTATTCACATGATGAGTTTAAAGATACAACACTTTTATTTATACAAAAGGTATAGTTATGGATACATGTAGTCTTGGTGAACAAGATATAATAGACTTTTTAGTAGCAGAGGCTAAAACGCTTGGTGAAGTAAGTCCTCGTTGTATTGTTGTAAATAGAGTACAAACCACACGTTCCATAACTAGAACAGTTAAATTTGCTTTAGTTGTCACAACTAACAATTTAACATTAATTGATGCTTTAATATTCAAGTGCTTAGATTTTGATGAAGATTTAATCTTTATTGGCTCTGAGGTTAATTTTCAGACTGATTTGGAAATTGATTATTTGTATTTTGAAGCAAAAATTTTAGCTAAAAAAAGGTAATAAAATGGCTTCAAAAAGCAAATATTATAATACAGGTGGTGGTGAGCTAAAATTCACTCCTATTGTTGATGGTGTACTTGGTACAGAAGAAGATTTTGGACAAACTGAAAACGTTGCGTTTAATGTTTCAGTAGAAACTATTACTCACGATAATACAGAAACTTGTACAACATATGAAGATATGAACCTACTTAAAAAAGTAACAGGTAAACTTACAATAGAAACTATTGAAATTAGCCCTAAAATGCTTGAAAGAGCATTCTTAGGTGAGTCCACTAGAAGTGCGGTTGTAAGTGCAACAGCTACTACTGATACACAACAATTTACAACCCTTGATACAAACTATTATGTTGGTGTTAAGTATTTATCTAATGTTGTTGTAAAAGATAGTGGTGACACTACAACGTATGTTGAGGGTGTTGATTATACAGTAAATTATGATAAAGGTGTTATTGTGGCACTATCTTCAGGTGCTATTTCAGCAGGTGATATTTGTAATTTAACTTATGATAATGATGCCTATGATGATATTTCAATTCAAGGTTTTATAAACTCTAAATTAGAGGGTGTATTACGTTTTGAAAGTTGTGCGAGTAATGGACTTAACTATGTTTATACATTTCATAAAGTTTCACTTCTAGCAAGTGGTGATTATTCTTTAAAATCAAGTGAGGAGTTTGTAAAACTATCGTTTGAGGGAACTATGTTGGCTAGTGAGTTAGTTGGTGGTACAGGTGTATCTAAGTTATTTAAGATTGAGTCTAGCGAAAAAACAGCTTAGATTTATAGAACTCTTATTGTAGGGTTCTATTAAGTTTATAAGGGGTATGTTATGGCAAAAAAAGTACAGTTAAAATCAACGGACAAAGAGATACTATGTTATCCTCTTACTTTTGGTTTTATGTTAGATATTGAAGATGGTATTATTGTTGAAACAAAACTTAATATTGTTGAAAATGGTACAGATTTAACTATTGAGGATATACGTGAAATGCGTGTACCTGATGTAACATTACTTTGGATAGAAATACAAAAAGAAACATACCCTGAATTATATGATGATAAAGGTGAACTTATACCATTTGATGATGTTAATGAAAGTGATGATAAAAAAAAAGTCTAGCTTATATTAAAGCAAAATTGATTAGAAATAACCATTTACATGTAATGGACTATCGCATGGACTTCATAAAAGTTTGTTTAGAAGAACTTGGTGATAGTCTTGAAGAGTATTTACGATATAATGCCTTATCAACAAGATTGTCAAAGTTAGAAAATGATGATTTTAAGAAATTTATGAATAGTGGTGAAACTATTAGTGATGATACACCTATAGCAGTAGACCATGAAGCTCAACTAAAGGAATTTTTAAATGGCTGATACTTCTAAAAAAGTCATCATTGACATAAAAGCAAACACCAAACAAGCAACAACTCAGATAAAATCTCTCAATAGACAAATAACAGCCTTAGAAAAAGAACAAGTTCGTAGTAATAGAACTATGGCTAAGTCTACAGCTAGTATGAAAAAACTTAGTGCAGGTTTTAAACAACTTTCAGGGCACTTGGCTAGACTTGTTGTTATTTATGGGTCATTTCAAGCTATTACAGGTACTATAAAGACCTTTGCAGAGTTTGAACAGTCAATCTCAACACTTGGTGCTATAAGTGGTGCTACAGGTGATGATTTAGAGAAGTTAAGACAAAAATCACTAGACTTGGGTAAATCAACTGTATTTACAGCTTCACAAGTAGCTTTAGCTATGACAGAAATGGCTAGAGCAGGTCTAAACTACCAACAACAATTAGATGGTATTGAGGGTGTTTTAAACCTATCTATTGTAGGTATGGTCGACCTTGCAGAAGCTAGTATAATGGCTACTACAAGTATGAACGCTTTTGGATTAGAAGCTAAAGATATTCCAATGATTGTTGATGTGTTATCAGCAGGTGCAAATTCAGCTTCACATAATATTACACAACTTACAAACGCTTTAAAAAAGGTAGCACCTGTTGCAAAAGCTCAAAACATATCCTTACAAGAAACGGTAGCTGTTTTAGGTGTTTTAGCTGACGCAGGTATTAAAGCAGAACGTGGTGGTACACAATTAAAAATTGCAATAGAGCGTATAGCTAGTAATAAAGAAGCTAGTAAGTTTATCGGACAACTTGGTCTTGATATGTATGACTTGGAAACTAAGAGGTTAAAACCCTTAACTGTTAGGTTGGGTTTATTAAGAGATGCGTTAGATAAGTTATCAGATAAAGATAGAGATTTTTATATAGCTAAGATTTTTGGTAGTGAAGCTTTGGCAAGTGCAAATGTATTACTTGGTAGGGTAAAAGATATTGAATTACAAACTAAGTTTTTACAAAATACTTTTGGTGTTGCAGATGAGATAGCTCGTAAAATGATGGATAACTTAATTGGTAGTTATAAAGAGTTACAATCAGCTTTACAGAACTTACAGATAATGATAGGTGAAAATATGTCACCTGCCTTACGAGGTCTTGTAGATGATGCTACAGATTTTATAAGAGCTATTGATAAACAACAAATAGATGATTTTACAAATGCTTTAGCAAGTCTTATTGAGTTTACAGTTGATTTTGGAAAAGCTGTTTTTAGTGTTGGTGAAATGTTTGTTGACGTTGGTGTTGCTATTACTAACTTTTTAGATATAGATATAAGTGGTGAATTTGCACTAATGGCATTTGCGGTTTATAAGTTTAGGACTGCAATTAAAATGTTATTAATAACTCAACCTGAATTGTTAGCTATTGTGGTTACGTTGGGTTATGTTGCAAATATATTAAATCAAGTTGCAACCTCTAATAATAATATGGTTGAACGAGGTGTGATTGCGGAAGAACATTTAAAGAGGTTTAAAAAATTAACACAAGAGGTAAAAGACTCTTTAGATGATATGTCCTCTACTAAAGCTAGAGAGTTTATAGGTGATATTGGTAAAATGATTG